CTTCACGCAACCACCCTTTTTAAAGCGGGTTGCTTCGTCATGGGCTTCCATTAAATCAGAGTCAATGGTTGCTTCGCTTTCAGCCTTTTTGGGCTTTGCCATTTCGGTGGTGTACTTCTTGCCCTTCCACGTAAACTGGTCTTGACCGGCCTTGCGTGCTTCAGCAAAAGCCTGTTTAAAGGTTTTGTCACTATCAAAAGAAGAGGTGCCAGAACCAGTGCCAGTGCTTACATTTTCCGAACTACCCATTGCGGAAGTTTTCGGGCGACCAGACGACTCGCTAGTGCGGGCCGATTGGCGCTCACGCTTTGCGCGAAGCGCTTCCGTCAGCGGACCTTGCTTGCCGCCATAGGAGCCTGCTTCAGGCGTTTTGTACGCATCCGGAAACGGGGTTTCCGAGTCAAGCCTTAAACGTTTAATTTTTTCAGACGGGGTAGCCATGATTATTTGCCTCGCTTTGCACAACCGCCAGCGGCCATCTTGACCATCTTGCCTTTGGTTTTGCCTTTGACTTCGATGCCACCACCACGGGCGTACTTAGCGACCTTGCCGCCCTTCTTCATGGCAGACATTTCCGCTTCTTCGTGTTTAACCATCGACTTCGGAGCGCCTTTCTTTTTCATAAAGGCAATCTCTTTGCCAACCATTTTCTTCGACTCTTTCATTTCACCACCTCGTTCAAATTTGCGGCCTTTGTCAGCCTTCACAAAATCCTCGCCCACCGATTGGGGTATACCGAGGCGTTTTGATGCCTTTGGATTGTTAGCCACCAAAGCCATCAGGTTGTGTTGCTTTTTACTCGCGCTTGGCATTTTTGACCCAATCCTGAACAGTCTTGGTTTCCCAAATACGAATAATGCTCCAGACAATACTAAAAATTGCTGCAATTGCCGGTAATGCATTCATAAGAGTACCAACTACAGTTACGATTGATGCTGCGTCAGCGGCCTGTTTAAGGCTTTCGTGATGTTCAGTCATGTTAACAATTCCATGCCCGTAGGCTCTTATTGATGCGGCTGTTTGGGTCATTGGCGGTTTTTGCAGAAGTTAGTTTCTTTTTCATGCCTTTCATTCGGGCGCAAAAAGAATCTCTGCGCGGACCGCCCTCTGGTTGCGGTGCTTTAAGCCCCGGCTTGCCGGGGTTTGCTGCATTGTAAGAAGCCCGACCTTTGGCATTTAAACCGCCTTTGGGGTTCTTACCTTCTTTGCGTTGCCACGCCGGGGTCTTAGCCATAAAACACCGTTGCGCTAGTACCGGTTCCATTGGTTACGTAAATGCCATCCTCCGCGAGAATTCCTTCTCCCGGAAACGGCATATATAACGAACCAGCCACAGCAGCAGGCGTAAACGAAAATAACGTTACGCCACCATTGCCATTGGTAATGGTGATTGCACCAGCACTTGACGTATACGTCAGCGCAATTGCTTTAATGCGAGCGCGAAAAGACGTTACAGCCGTGCTAGTAGCAGCCGCTGCTGTTCCAGATTTAATATCAGTTTGCATCGCCATGATGCGCCCCTATTAAACTTGACTCGGGTTAGCAGAACCATCCGAGTTGCGGACAACGTAACTAATTACGATGGTGGCCGCACCAGTGGTTAAGCCAGCACCGGCAAGGGTGTAGGTAACAATGGCATCAGTCGAACCAACATTCAGCCAGCCGCCCGGAGTAGTAGCGTTAGCGCTGCCAACACTGGTAACAGTGCCGGTGGTGGTGAAGTCAGTACCGCCAATGCTTAACTTACAAGTGGTAGCAGCGCTGAATACGGTGGTCGTCACAACCTTAATATCGGTGACTTGTGCGCCAGCGGGGAGAACAAAAGCGGTGCCGGTTAAGGTGCCAAAGGCAACATTAGCGCTTTGTGCAACAACGGTGGCACCCATATTGCGGATGGTGCCAGCGGTAGTGCCAGTGGTGTTCTTGACGGTGCCAAGCAGCCACGGGCCTAAATGAGTAGCGAATCCCATAATAAAGTCCTCAATTGCGCTTACTATCTCTGAGGGAAAGTCCGCCAAGCCGGTTAGTAAGCAATTAATAAATCTTGGTATTTATGTTTATACACTCAAATAAACAAAAATAAAAGGGGGCCGAAGCCCCCTTTATTACTGCATTTTATTACGACGCGCCCGGCGAACCGAACATACCGAGCGGGTCCGACCAGCCGAACGAATAACGCTCGCGAGCCTTATAACGGACGTTGCCGGTATCGAAGTCACCGTCCATCGAGGTAGCCAGAGGCATACGCTCGAAATGCTTCATGCCGTTCGGAACGTCAGTGGTCAGATACCAAGCGTTGTTGTCGGTCAGGAAGTGGTTAACGGTATAGCCTTCCGGAATCGAACCGTTGTTCTTCAGCGCGTTGATATCGTTGTCAGTGGTGCCGACACGCAGTTCGGTTTCCAACAGACGGGTAGCAACGAACATCAGAGCAGGCGGAACAATCAACTTGCGCGGCTTGGCGGCAATCAGCAGACCACGTTCGTCAGTCCACTGAGCGATTTGAATGACCGCGCTTTCCAGCGAGGTTTCATTCAGGTCAGCAGCGACAGCCGGGGTGTTGCTGTTGGTGCCACCACCAACAAGCGGGTGAGCGGTGCTAAACAGCGACACACCATCACCACCTTGATAAGCAGACGAGAAGCCGTTGTTCAGAACGTTAGCGGCCTTGACTTGCTTGGTGTACGACATGGCACGGGCCAGAGCCTTCGTATAACGAGCCGACAGGCTGTCATAGAGGTTGTCTTCGATTGCTTCTTCAGTAATCGAGAAACCGAGGGCGATGGTTTCGTGGTTATAACGGGTGGTCCATGCTTCTTGACCATTGTCATAACGGATTGCCGAACCTTCGTTCTTGACCGGAGCAGCCGAGAAACCCGACAACTTGGTTTCTTCTTCAAAACTACGTTCCGAAGATTCGGTTTCGTAGATTTCCTTATGCTCTTCGCCGTAACGCTTGTATTCCAGACCGAACAGGGCGTTCAGGCCGGGGAGCAGTTCTTTAAGTAACTGTGCACGAGAAATAGCCATGATTAACTCCTATTAGGCGATGTTGTAGCGATGAACGCCAAAGTTGGTCTTAACCACTGCTTCCGGGGTTTGAACCAGAGCAACGGTACCCGACACGGTGGCGGTGGAAGCCACAACGGTCAGAGCAGTGTTGCCGGTGGTGGTCACGGTGGTTCCAGTAGACACGGTAGAACCGGTGAACTGAAGTCCGTTGCTGGTCACATTGAAAATGTCAGTGCCAACAGGGATAACCAGACCAACCGGAAGACCGGAAACCGTCAGAGTGGTCGTGCCAGTACCCGACACATAAGTGGCCGAGGTGCTGGTTTGGCTTTCGGGAACCAAGTTAAGCACACGGAAACCAGCGGTGCTTGCACCAGCAGCCGAAGTCGGAACAACCGACAGGCTGGAATTGCCGGTAGCAGCCGAACCAGTTTGCGTACCGCCAACCACATTAGAACCAACCAGAAGCGACGAGAACGAACCAATGGTCGTGCCGCCAGCAGTGGTGGTTGCAGCAACTTGCAGAACAACATCCGGGTCATCAACAACGATAGCCGTGATATCGCCAGCAGTAATATTGCCCGGATAATACTGAGCATATTGACGTTGCTTGGTGGTCGGGTTGGTGTAGTAGCAACCAACAAAGTAACCAATAATGGTGTTGGTGCTGTTTACCGGCAGAGTAGGAAGAACAGCATAGCCGCTCGACAGCGTTACCGGGTCACCATAATAAATCGGAGTTGCGTAGTTGTACGCAATCGGTAAATTGCGGGTCGAACCGGCATAAGGCTGACCACCAATCAGGTTTACAGGTTTGTAACCGTAAGGTTTTTCAACGGTGGGATAAGACATTTTATGTCTCCTTGTTTATTTACGAATGCCGTTAGCCGCGTTCGGAGAACTTTGGCATACGGCGGTCATTTTCACGCATAAAACTTTGTTCAACCGATTGCATTTGGTCACGGTTGATTTGTTGGTAATAAGCATTGCGCTGTTCAACCATTTCGGTTGGCATCTTGCACAACGTCAAACCACCAACTTCTACGTTGCCACTTGAGGATGCGCCCGGAATATTTCCGAGTTTAAGTTCGGGGTGGTCTTCCATCTTGACCGGTTCCCAACCTTCACGAAAACGCGCACTGACATTAGTGGGGTCAGCGGCACCCATCAAACTAGTGCGAACCCAGCGGAATTGATAACCATCCTGTTGAGCGGGAACGGGAAGAGTCGAGGGCGGAACCCATTGCTTTACACGTTCGTTGTTCTCACGGGAATCAAAATTACGAGGACGGCGATTATCCATTGCGCTTCTCCAGTTCAATTTTCTGTTTGGCGTAAACTTCAAGTGGCAGATTTAAGCGGCGAGCAAGGGCAACTTCGCTTGCACTCAGCGTAATCCGTTTAGATGGGTTGCTACGGGTTGCGGACGCAACCACGGTAGAGGGACGCTTCTTCTCCTGCTTCTCAGGCTTTTGAGGCTCAATATCCTCAAACCTATCAGGGAAGATAGTCCTAATGCGAGAATCAAGTTCCCGATAATAATCATCACTACGCGGGTCATAACCCGATGCGACCAGTTCTTCATGCACACCCAAGGCTGCACCGGTCATAGTCCTGTCTTTCCAAAACCAAGGATTGGCCTTATGCCACTCC